AAAGGAAATGAATGAAGAGTTGAAGCGTTTGCAAGGACTTTGTGAAAAAAACAAAATAGAATACAAGAACAAAGAAAAAAAATCTAAATAATTTTTTTAATCTAATTTCATAGATGTTCTAAAGAATCTTTCTTCAGTACCAAAGCCAGTATTACATCCAAAGAAATATCCAAATTCTTCAGCATATGCTATCTCAGATCTGGCATTTGATACACCTATAGTATCACCTACTCTGAAATTACTTATAGGAAAATTTTTCCATGTCAAACCATCATTGGATGCCCAAAATATTTTGGGAGATGAAGTGCCATCAATATTAGTTCCAATTACAACCCACAATGATAAATCAGGTGCCCACACAATATCCTCCATAGCTCCATCAGACTCTGGAGGAGTTTGGTTAACCCATGTGACAAAATCATCAGAAAATTCAACTCTGACACTACCTGGACCTAAACCACATGCACCAAATTTCTGTTGTCCTTCAGACCAAATAATTCTTCTAGGAAGTCCAAGTGCTGAATCATTGGTAAAAGGACCACTCCATGTTATTCCATCAGGTGAAGTTATGTGCTCACTATTGGCACCTGTACCATTCTGTTTAACATAATATGTGGCCATACTTGGAGAAAAGACAATTCTACTCCATGTAGCAAATGCAACTAATGGTGCAGGTGTTACTCTGCGTGTCCAAGAACTTCCATCAGGAGAAGTGTAAACTTCATGAGTTGCATCAAACTTAGATAATCCTACAAATAGCTGATCTTCTTCAGACCAAACTACATCTGAAAAATTCTGACCAAGATTGCTAAAATCAAGAGTAACATTGCTGAAACTTGTTCCTCTATCTGTTGAAACTTGCATTGAAAATGATGCAGAGGTTGATGATGCTATTGTTCTGATTACAACCAATGTTCCATTAGTGCCAAGATTAGGTGCATAAGCCAATCGACCATAACCAAGATTGCTAGTTAGTGAAGTAGCACTTGACCATGTTGCACCATAATTATCTGAAAATGCACCTCCTTTAGTTGCATTACTTACCCCAACGATGACCAATCTTCCAACTCGATTGGCAGCATTTGTTGGAAGGTAAATCATATTGCTCATGTTTTGTTCAGGTGGATTTCCAGTAATGTCAATTATTTCCCAAATTTTTAGATAATCTGCAGCAACACCAGCTCGACCATCATAAACCCATGCTCCTGCTCCATCAATACCATCTGCACCTCCTCCCATGTTAGGTCCACCAGAAGTTCCAGGTGCAAATTCTTCCCAAACTTGGTCACTTGCATCTATAGTTATAGGATTGTTTGAGATTAAATGGTATAGTTGATTTGCAAACTGTGATCCTTCTTCTATTGCAACAAAAGTTTCAGATAATACTTTAGCACTTGTATCAAAGTCTGCAGGTCTGGTTAGTGGTGCATTTCCTGCAGTAACTACTCCAATTTGCCAAAGTCCGTTTTCAGATAGTGTATCTTGATTTGTAAGTAATACTCTATCATCTTCAACTAATGTAACACCATCAAATAATACAGAAGTAGATACAAAACTAGTAATATCTACAGTGCTTTTGGCTCTAGCTGGCAATTTCCATGTTAATGCCCCACCTGTACTTAGTCCTGAGAATTCAAAGATACTTGCAAAAGTATACAGAGCATCAAAGCCTGTCAAGTTTGCAGGAGTTGTTACTGATACGATTCTAACTTCTACTGTAACATCAGTTACAGGAGTGAAGATAATTTCATTTTTTGGTTGGTTGATTGCCAATGTTGCTGAATCCATTTTTGTTCTTCTTCCCAATTCAGTAGCATTTGTAATGTCAAACCAAACCATTTCAACATCATTTGTACCACTAAATAACGGAGCAACTGCTGCACTCAAAAAATATGTTTTACCTGAAATTAATTCAAAGATTCCATCTAATTGTCCTGCACCTGTTTGCAATACAATTAATCCATCAGCACCTGTTGGAGGAGTGTTTGTATCATATTCTATATGATCATTTACTGCAATGTTTGTAGTTTGATCTGCAGCAATTGCAGCTGAAATAAATGTGCCAGTGTCGCCACCATTTCCTCCACCTCCAGCTACTGAACCACCAACGATTCTCCATTTTGTAGTGGTGATATCAAAAACTAAAGTTATTGCCATGTTGAATTCAAGTGTAAAATCATTAGTGTCAGGAGTGAGAATTGTATTGTCAGTAGCAGCTGCTGTATGTTGGATTGTAATTGTATTTCCAAAAATATTATACAAAGTAAGTCGCTGTCCAGGACGCTGTGATCCAGTAATAGTAGTTAGAATTCCACTGGTTCCAGAACTGAGTGCTACTATTCTATCAGTTGAGACTTGAGATAATGCAGTACCTGAACCATCAGATAGAAGATCAATGATGTTTGTTCCCACATCAAGTAATGCTGTCTGCAGATCAAATCCAATGTTTCCTCTAAATAATGCACCCTGAAGATTTGCCTTTCTCTGATCAGAGCCAGCTTGCGAAATATTTGCAATACCACTCTGGTCTGAAAAGTGAACACTTCCTAAATTGTAAGAATTTTGCTGGGTTGCTGCTGCATATACTTCGTCATCAAACTCTTTTTGATAAACAGTATCCTTGGAGCTATCAGAAAAGGAGCGCGCTTTTCCTACCATTTAGACAAACCTCTTGACACATGTGATGTTCCTAGTAAAACCGCCTTCCCCTGTTCCAGGTGCAGTCAGATTATACTGAATGTGTTTAATGACAAGTTTTATTTTCTTTGCAGTAGGATCAGTTGTATCGTCTTGGTTGTTTACTAATTCATCATTTTCAAAAAAGAAAGAATCTCCAAACTTTAGTGCAAACAATTCACTTCCAGCAGTTTCAATCTGGAATTGTTTTAGCTGAAACTGTTCTTTTTCCAGCTCTGTTCGTGCATCATTTAGAAGCTGCTCAAATGTCATGATGTGTGGTCTCTTTCTAAACTGACCTTCTAGATTTCTAGGAGATGTTTGACGTGCAATTGCCAAGAGAGGTTTTGAGAAATGAAAGTCATCAAGTGTAATTGCTAGAGTCCCTCCAAAGATTTTAGCTAGACTTGTATTATCTACATTAAAGTCAAATCCATCCCCAGAAATATCAGGAGCATACCGTCCAAACTCATCATAAAAGTCTTGGATTTGGAATCCTACTATCTGTATCTCTCGAAATGCAAATCGATTTACAATTTCTAATTCCTGTGGTAACACCAGTGATGCGATATTATTCAGTGATAGATCAAAGAATCGTGGCTTGCGTCCTCTGTAAATCTTAAAAGATGAAAGAGGAATTTTTACTGGATAAAATACATCAACAAATGGAATTTCTATGTCAGAAAATACTGTATTGTCATATCTGTCAATCATCCAAACACGAATAGTAGTAATTCCATCTAACTTTGCACCACCTATAGTTTGATTTGTAATCTTGATGTTTCCAACTATTTCCTGTAGTTGTCCTAAATCTTCACTTTCTGTCTGGTTGAATCCTCTGGTTCCTCTGCTTGTCCATGTCATGTTTTGCGTGTCAAGAAAAGATGGTTGTAGATTGTCTTCTCCTACTGATGGTGTATCAGTGCCATACAGATTACCTACAGTAACTGATGGAGATCCAAAGTTATTTGGAGAAAATGGAACTCGCCATATAGCCCATGCACCTTTTTTGTAAAAGTCTCCCAGTGGAGTATCAGAGCCTGCATCTGTTCTTGATTGAAAGTTTGATCCAATTTGATATTTGAATTCAATTGCAGAAAAGATATTTGTTGCAAAGGGGCTTCCGTCTTTTGTTACATCTGGATGGTTTGTACTATCAGTCTCTGCAGGTTTTGGATCATAACTTTCTGATGATGAAATTGTAGAATATTGATGCAGACAGTCGACTGCCAAATCTCCTGTAACTACTGACCATGTGCCTGCTCCCTGATCAAACTGATAGATAATTGATTCATCAATGTTAACAATCTGCATGTTATCAAGATCAGTTCCAGTATCAGCTGGTCTGTACTTTACAATCCATTCTTCACCACTCCACTCTGCAATATTATTAGAAAACGGAATTCCATTAGAATCAGTACCACCAAAGGTATCAATACCTGTCCCATTTACAAAAACTCGTCTTCCAACAGGAAATTGGTTTGCCTGACCAGAATATGCCCAGTTGTTAGCAGCAACAGTTAGTGTGGCATCACTTGTTGCAATAAAGTCAACCCATGTTCTGAAAAATTTTGCGTTACTTGTATTATCAAGTACAACAATGTTAATGTCAAACATTGTAGCTCCAGTTGATGTAATGACTTCACTTACCTGCGATACATTGTTAGGATCAGCTGCGCAATTTGCCCACTCTTTTACTTTGTCATCAGTCCATTCACCATACTGGATAGTATCGCCAAACTCATCTGACATGTCAATTTGATCCCAGTCTGCACTAGCTCCAGGATTTGTAAAGGGCGGAGTTCCAGTAATGTCAGTATTTGCCTCATAGTGTTTGTTGTCGATGAACTTTACCTTGGAAGTTTCAAGATAGAAAATATTCTCATCCCACTGAGGTCTGAAAATAAACTGATCAACACCACTTGCATATTTTGAATGACCTGTTGGAAGTGAACCATGAGTTTGTGAGCCCCATGCTGCAACTTGTGATGCAGTAGCTGCTGCTACTCCCACATCAGTAGAGCCAATATTTACTGCAAGTGATTGGGTAATTGTTGGCAGACTTGCATCATCAGCCAAGTCATTTGTTCTGCCTCCTGAAGAAAACAAAGCAATCTCTATTGCATTGACTGCAGATGTCTCAAAGCCGCATTCAAAATAATCTAAGACACCTCCAGAGGCTACAGAGCCGCCAAGCTTGTCAAGCATCTGGACCCATCTGTTGTATCCAGCGTCCTCAACTATTCCGTATTCAAAGTGATTTACTGTAAATTTTGGAAATCCGTTTCCAAACCCACTTACCTGATTGTACCCTATGGCATGTCCTGTAAGAACTGGTTGTCTGGAATTTCTATTGTCATTATAGCTTACTCCTATTTCTCGTGCAACTCGAAATGCATCTGCAAAGAAAAATCGCCCTGCAAAATTAATTCGCTGCGTGTGATATTCTATTCCAATTAGATTTAACTCTAAAAGTGTCCCTTCATTTTTTGTCTGAGATGGAACAACTAACGGATTAAACTCAAAGAATCTGTCATATGTATTTCCTGCCAAGTCTTCGATTTGTACTCGAAATCTGTCAAACTGATCAATTACAGTTGGAATGGTTAGATATCCACTGCCTGCATCGTTTACAGTAATTGAAGTAACTACTCCATTTGTTATTGCAGAAGTGGCAGTAGCTCCTGTTCCAGCTCCTGTAATAGTTACAGTTGGAGCACTTGTGTATCCAGAACCGCCATCAATTACAGTAATTGAATTAATAAATCCTGCAAGAACTTTAGCTTCACCAAGTGCACCAATCCCACCACCACCACCAGTAATTGCTACGTTGGGACCACCAGAGTTTGTGATAAAATTTCCAAATGCACCTCCAAGTTTTAAAACACATTCATTGACTTGTCCAGAACCTGTATCAGTAAATGAGATTCCAATTACGTCATTTGTAATATCAGAAGTTGTAACATAGTCATCTGATTCATCAAACCAAGTCACAAAGAAATTTACAATATTTCCAATGTTTGCCATTACGGAGTACCTAATCCCTGTGGATCACCACTGAATCGAAGTGTAATTACAACTCCTGCCTTTTCCTTGTATTCGCCTTCTCGAATTACTCTAGTCTGAGCTAGAACATATCCGAATGTTAAGGATGGCTGTACGTTAAACTGTGGCATGTCATCCATGCGGAGTCCAAATCTTCCCTTTGGAAAAGTAGACTGTACTGTTTTATCTTCTTGCAACCAAGTTACAAGGTTAGCTAAATCTTGAGTAGTAGATGATGTCTGTCTTAGCTGTCCTGTTATCTGTACATCTATTCCCTGTAATCCCATGTCTTGGACTTCGTTGATTTGTCCTGCGACTCGAGGATTTTCTGGAGTTGCGTTTCTATAGTTTACTTCTGTATTGAAAACATAGCTGCCAGTTGCAATTACTGGCTGTGAGTTAAACTCTATAATGTTTACAGCAAGAGCTGCTGCCTCTGATGCGCCCTGTGCAGTAGTGGCGCGCCATATTGCAGTGTTCTCACCTGCCATTAAAGAACACGCTTCTCCTTCTTGGATTTCCTCGAGAATCAGTTGTGTTGCCGTTAGAATTTTGACTTTGGTAAATGTCCTGACTTGAGCGATAAGGTGATGATTGGATTATTCCAGTTGCTCCACTTGAAAACTCGAAAAGATTTCCGTTGACTTGCGATGCTCCACCGCGAAGTCCCTGCATAGTAGTTACTCTTATTTCCTGATAGCCATGACGAATTTCTTCTTGAAGTGTACGCTCATAGAAGTTCATTGTCTCAAGTCTAGCTATTCTCTTGAATCGTCTGTCAAGCCATCTTCCTGGCATCATTAGTTGATCTAGAACAAAAAGTACAGTCTCGTATACTATCAAGGCAATAATTCCGACGATACCACCTTTGGCAAGAGCACCACCAACTTTTCCTAATTTTTTTGTAAATGCACCAAGTAAGAATTGTCCAGGATTAGTTGCTGCACGTTTTAGATTTGCAAAGTGTTCAGAAGATAACTGATTTAGTTTTCCAACATTTCCTGTCTTGAATCGTCTTAGTAAAATTCTGTCCTTTTGTGTTTCCAAGTCCTGTTTTTTTTCTACCAGAGTTTTTTCTTTTTTCTTCTTGTCTTCTTTTTTGAGATTCTTTATCTCTTTTTCTAGGTTATCGATATCTTGTTGAATCGCTTGTTCTTCTTCATCTGTAAGTCCAGTTGAAACTTTTTTGATTCCTTGCTCGTCAGCCTTTGCAAGATTCTCACTTACTTTGGTAATTATCTCCTGGTCTTCCTCATCAATGTCAAGTTTTATCTTGATGTGAATTGTGTCTTCACGATTAGCCAAAGAGTTTTGTAGCCTCCAAGTAATTTTGAATTTCTTGAGTTAGTTTGGCTTTGAACCTTGGATATCCTTTTTGAAGACCATTTTCAAAAATATGTTTAGCTTCTATTCCGCTAACAAAGTGTCCCTTTGAAAAAAATCGAACTCCTCTGAGAACCCATGAAAGTGCTTTTTTGAAAATAGGTTTTATAAAATGTCGCTTTGTTCCTTCCTCAAACCACAAATCAAGTGGCACGTTATTTTTTCCCTTAAAGTCAACCCAAATCCACAGATAATTTCCATCAAAATCAGAATGAAGACTATTGATGTATCGTGGAGGCATCTCTTTATGCATGGCCTCTTGGCGAATTGCTTCGACAATTGTTTCATTTGCAATTTCTACAATTTTATGTTCAAGATACTCTTGTATGCGAAAAGCAAGTGACTGAGTACGCAATGCAGAAAAATATAGATTATCTACCATTAGGACACCGTTATTGTGTCAGTTGTGATTCTGAATCGTACTCGAAAAATTAAACCACCTTCAACTGGTTTTACAATGTTAAAGTCAGGAAGTTGAGCAGTTGCTGTAATTGTGGCATCGGCACCACCACCTCTTGGTTCAGAAATAATTGAAAATGTTGTAGAGGGAAGATTACCATCAGCATCAAGTTCTATTAAATCATTGAAGAAGGAAATTTCAGGAGTGGTTAACAGTAAAGTAGCATCAAAGAAATGATCTCCTTTGCCATAGAAATATTGGACACCACCATCAGTTGTTGGCTCTCGGGCTTCTGGTCGTCCTAGATGAAAATCAAGCTCCTGGAGCATGATGAATCTATTAGCACCAACATCTAGCTTTAGATTTTGTGCATTGACAAGTTCTGCAATTTCACCGATATTAGCCACAGTAAAAGGCTGATTTTTGGAATTAAGGTATTACGCTCTATTCAAAGAGCATTAAAACGCCATCTTCAAATTCCATCTCAACACCATCCTCAAATGCCATGATGATATCCTGATCAGTAGAAAATGCTGATGGTCCCGTAAGATTTCCACGAAGGGAGAATTTTACCAGTTCTTCATTTTCTGCTATTTTGTCTATACTTGTAATGTTGACTAGAAGGTTTTCTATAAGCGTGACTGGAGGAACCTCAGTATTATTGGTATTATGAACAAAATTAACTGTACCAAGTTCCCCATTATTTTGAGGAAGAAAAATTTGGCTAAGAGAATTTAATGTCTGAGGAGTAATGTCACTTTTTTTAAGAAACATCTGGCAAGTGAACTGTCCTCCAAAAGAACCTCTAAAGAAATTTGGAATCGCTGTAGTATCAGGTGAATCAGTTGTAACATATGGAATATTTTTCCATCCCTGTACAATCTGAACTCTCTGAGTTTCGGTATAGATGAAATCAGTTAATGGTAACAAATCACCAGATGAACCTGAAACTTGGAATGCCAAAACTCCCCCATATCCCAAAAAGACTTCTTCAGTAGTAGCTACAATTCTGGTTAGTGTAAATCTCAGGGTTCTGACAAGCATTGGATCATCAGGGAAAAAGGTATCATCTCTTGTCCAATCAGTATTTGTTCTAAAAAATTCCCCAGTTGTTGTAGATGGAGAAAAAGATGTCTTGAGAATTCTTATTACTTCACCAGTCATTTGTTGCATTAAATCAATCCAAACTGAGAATTGATCAGGGTTAGCATCAATAACTTGTAAGAAACATGTCACCTCAAAGATGTCAGACTGCTCAAAGAACTTTGGATGCTCTACAACAATTTCATTTCCTAATGCATTTATCTTTTGAACTGTAACTGCTTTTGCAACTTTGTTTCCTGGTACCTGGTCTCTGTCAAAAAACTTTACAGTCTCATTCATATCACCAACTACGGTTTTGGATAGTTCTCCAGTTAGTGCCCAATTGTTAAATAATAATTCCCTTATTGTCTGAGCTTGCGAAGTTGCAGTAGTAGTACTTGCTTCATTAGAGGCAGGTCCTGTACCATCTCCATTAATAGCTGATACTCTATACACTGCATTATCTTGTGCAGCGAGTGTTGTGTCACTAAATGCAGTTAGTGTATTTGCAGTGTCTGCAACTAGTGTTGCAAATCCTGCGCCATTAAGATCTCGTTCTATAAAATATCCCGTAATTGCAGAACCACCATCACTGATAGGAGTGGTCCAACGAAGCTCAGATGTAGTAGAGTTTGTAGCATCTGCCGATAAATCAAGAGTAACACTAGGAACTGCCATGACTATGTAGTACTATTGTTTGTGAATCCCGTAATTTGACTCGTCAATCCAAAAGTTAAATCACCAGATAATCCACTAGGATTCTTTTTTCCATAGGTTTCCATAATATAGTCCTGTACAGATTTTTTAGATATTTTTGTCATTTCCATCATTTCTGTTTTCATTGGGTTTTGAAACTGATTGAAAAATGATGCTGCCAATTGAGCTGCCAAAGAAACTAATTCTGGATCATCATCTGTACCAGTTACTGGTACTGTTGCATGAAGTCTTATCTGATTTACAACATAGTTATCAGCAGAATTTCTAGCTGTGTTTATTTTAATATTTGAATCATCATTACTACGAGCAATATTTAGAAAATCCTTTGTCTCATTTAGAGTAGAGAAGGTTTGATCTGGAGTTGACAATAAATTAAAACATGTTTTTCAAATAAAGGTATTTTTTATTATACAGACACTCTTAAAAGATTAAACCCTTCAACAACTGGAGCAAACATTAGGTTTACACTCGTAGTTGTAGTTACAACGTTTTCAAATGGAGTGTTTAGATCCTGTACAAATTCTCCTTGAAATAGTCTACCAGTATTAAAGGGGAATCCCATGGTACCAACCTGTTGAGCAGCATCAACAGTCATGTCAGCAAAAGCAGTATCGTTCTTACTTGCTAATGTCACCCCTATAGGAGCATCTGCAATTAGTTCAAGAATAGCTTCTGAGTCTTGGTTAACAGTAATACTCTTGGCAGTAATATCAAAAATATGTGGAATCGTGTAAACCCCAAATTTGTTTAATACCACCAAAGTAGAACCATTAGTCCATAACTTTACTTGAATTACATCACCAACAGTTGTATCATGATCTTTTTTATAACCAGCAAACATTCCAAATTCTCCTGCTTGAACAGTACGATTTGCACCTCCCACATCAAATTCAGTGTCATTGATAAAGAATTTAGCAGAAATATTAGATGATACTGAATCACCATTAGTTACTTGTGTACTCATCATCAATCCAAGTGCTGTAAAAGTTATTCCGCTTACTCCAGTTGGAAAATCATTAGCATCGACAGTATATGTAAAAGTGTAAGCAGTACCTACAGGCTCTGTTGTGCCAAGAGTGATTCCCAAAGTTTGAGAACCATTATCAATTCCAAACCATTCATGGCTTGTATCATCATATACATCATCTGGAATGTTTTGGACTCCTACAACAATATCCGTGGTAATTAGTGCTGGAGACTCTAGTGATACAGTAGTTGATGACGATGTTCTAACTGATATTTCTCCAGTCGTACTATTTACAAACAGTCTTCTGGTTCCTGCTGCAGGATCTGCAGGAACTGTTATTTGTGAAATATCTTGAAAAAATGCTCCAAAGCTATTGTTCTGATCATTGTATACAATTTCTGTATTTAGTAATGATTTACTTAGAGTTGTGATTTTAGTTGTAGTAAATGTATCAGTCTTGGCATTTGTAATGGAGTCGTTTGCTATAGTTAACAGTCCAGCATTATCCATTGTTGCATCTCCACTCATCACTACTATCTGAGGGAGATTAGTTGCATCGCCTAACCAAAAGTTTGCTGAAGTAAGATTAGGTAATTCAACTGTTCTGTCCACGGGAGTAACGTTAATTCTGCCAACACCCAATCCTCCTACTTTGGTCACTCTTGCAATGTTTTGAATTAATGATGTTCCAGTTGGCCTAGTATCAGTTAGGTCCCCAGCAGTACTTGCTACATAGAGTGTATCACCAATTGAAAACGGATTAGTACTAGAACCCTGTAAAAATCCCGAAAGAGTTACACTTCCATTTGCTAGATTCAAAATGTCTTCAGTTACTATTCCAATTGCAGGCATTGTTGCAGCACTGGTATTAGCAGCACGTGAAATTACTGGAAGGTCTTCTGCAACATTAAAAGTAGAAATGTATACTGCTTCACCAGCTAAGAGAGTAGTACCTGTTTCATTTCTTGCCAGCATATGTTCAGTGTCAGAGCTAAGGAAATTTGAGAAATCATCAAGAACTTTATTTGTTAAACTTTGATCAAAGGACTCAAAGACAAAAGTATCAGTTGAGGTTAATATTGGTAAATTTAGAATAATATCTGATGCAATAAGACTGGGAGTAATGATGTATTGAAATGTATCAGCTGTATTGTTGATTGTAATTCCACCAACATTAAGTAAGTCAAAGCCTGCAGCATCATGATCAGCAGTCCAAGTAAAAACTTCAAGTGGCATCGAGCCAATTGTGATTCTCTTGTTTGTAGTTCCAGGATTGGCATCAGCTGAGTCAATAATTAGCAGCTCATCAGCTGCTATCGGAGTAGCCTTTACTGATTTTGTGCTCCACCTAGCTGAGGACATTAATTATTTTGTGAAATTTGGAATTAAGGTATTATGCTATACATCATTCTAGTTAACACTTCGAGATATTTCTTCCCAACGTGTACCATTCCAGATAACAGTTAGGGTGTCATCAGCAGTAGTTACAAAACTTGCAGCGCCTTGTAGGAAAAATCCATCAGCCCCAGTATTATGAGTCACAGTTAGTATTGCATCAAAATGCAATACGACCATAGATCCTGCCTGCCAGTTAGTAGAAGTCATTGCATCGATTTGAGTGGTTCCAGTAATATCAAATAGGTTTCCATCAACCAATGTAATTGTTGTAGCTGAGGCGACATCGGCACCTTTGTTACCTTGAATTCTATCACCTACTACAAGATCTCCTCCAACATCAACATCAGTACCTGCAGGGGTTGTAAGTTGATTTAATGCAATTGTTAATTCAGTAGAACCGTTAATTGATGCTACAATGGTATCACCAGTTGGAACATTTAGGAACATACTAGTTGCATCCCACCAAATTTCAGCATTTGCTGCTGTTGGTGTATCTACAACAGAACCAAATTCTAAAATGTCAAGATTTGAAAGACTGTTGTTTGATGCATCAATATCTTGTGCCCAAGGAGTCTGAACAAATGCTTCTAGATCAACTTCTACTCCATTTCTTTGAATTGTTAGATGATCAGAATTATCAGCATCCATGAAGAATCTACCAATTGCAGCACTACCAGTAGATGCAGGACTTGAAATAGAATCTAATTGCATGTATCCATTATTAGTTCCAGCACCAAGAATTAGATTGATGCCATCAGCAAGAATTACGCTTGTTGAACTAATTGTTACCTTTACTAATTGTTGAACCTGAAATGCAACTGCAGTACTTCCATTCAAAGTCATAAAATTAGACTGATTGCCAATCCAACCAACACTTGCTCCAGGTCCAGCAACTGCATTACTAGTAAAAATATTATATCTTACCCAAGTCGGTTGACCTGCAACATCAATTATAGGTTCAAATCCTGAACTACCTGCTTCATCGATTATTTTTCCAGTAGTGCCATCAAAAACTGCGATTACATGGTTAGTTGCACTTGCAGGTCCAACTACATCACCTCCTGTTTGAATATCTGCAACTCCAACATCATCTCTTATGAAAAGATGAGATCTTCCACCAACATTTTTGATGTAGACATGAGCAAAAGTGGCAGCAGGAGCAGCGGGGTCTCCAATTTCTCTAAATCGAATATTTGCTGAATCCACTCGAATGTTAGTGCTATTAAAATTAATGAGAGTCGTGGCAAAGGAAGCAACATCTGCACCATTAGATGATAAAGTGATTGCATTTCCTGCTGTAGTATTTAATTCAAATTTAGCATTGTTTAGTTGAATCCAAGTTAATGAATCTGCAGGCTCTGTATTGAAATTGGCAAATTGTGCACTTCTGATTAATGTCATGTTTGCACTATCATCAATGGTGATTACACCATTTGTGAGCAATTTTCCAGTAGTATCATCAAATCTTGTAATTGCATTAGTTGTTGAACTTGCTGGACCAACTACATCTCCACCTCCACCAGCTGTTACTAATTGAAATTCATCATTGATTGCATTATATGCAATTACATCTCCATCAGTAGGAGTAGTGAATTGAACAATAGGCATAGAAACAACTCCAAGTTCCTCTCCATCAAAATATTTTATGATGCCATGAGAAAAGTCAGTAACTGTAGTATCAATAGCAAAGTCTCCATCAGTTGCCATTGTAGGTGCAGCAGATAATGGAATCCTCATGCTAGTAGCTACAAAGTTTTGTAGAAATGCTCCATAGGTATTTGATTGGTCAGTCCGAACTACTGTAGCGGTAACTGCTAATGTGAGAATATCTGCAGCAAGTGCAGCGTTCATTCCAGCACCATTAGATACTGAAATTGTTTGTAAGTTGACTCCTGATTTAGGAACTGCAGCAGTTAATGCAAATGTTCCTCCACCAAGTGAAGAAATTGTATTGGCTTCACCACCTGCAGCACCTGCACCTAAATCAACATCTACACCATTGATTCTTGCAAAAATTGTATTTGAAGTATCATTTATCCAAATATCACCATTAACTTGTGTGGTAGGGTCACTTGCGAAAGGTACAATTCTAAAACCTGCATCTGTTACATCATGGCCTACTATTTGTGGAAGACCTGTAGTGTAAGTATTAACTTGGTTCTCGAGAACAATAACTGCAGTATCTGTAAGATCAGTTGATGCAATTGTAAGAGTGTTTCCTGCTGCTGTAATTGTTTTGTTTGTTAGTGTTTGAATAAATGCTTCAGTTACTAGAGTATCAGTACCAGTCAATAATGGTAGATTTAAAATTCTATCAGCTACTATTGCAGCAGGAGTTACAATATATTGAAAAGTATCAGCAGGATTACTAATTGTAATGCCACCAACATTAAGCAAGTCAAAGCCTGCAGCATCATGGTCAGCAGTCCATGGTCCAAGAAATTCTCCACCACCCTCTAAATCAATAACACTGGCATTTCTAATTACTGAGACATGGCTCGAATTTCCAGAGTCTAAAAATATTCTTCCTACAGTTGCAGAGCCTGTAACTCCAGGTGAACCAATTGAGGTGTACTGCGTATAAGCTGAAGCCATTATGAGATTATTACTATTAAAATTAGCAGAAGTTGCATCATATTGATATTCTACAACATCGTTTACTTCTAACTTGAAATTGTTTCCAGTAGTTACATTGATTTCAAAATCATTGTTCACTACTGCAATGTACTCCACTGATGCAGATGGAGGTGAAGTAAAAGAAACAAATTGTAATGATCTAATTAGTGTTGTATTTGCAAGATCATCTATGAGAATTACTCCATTTTGAATTAGCTTGCCTGTTCCTGTATCAAATCTTGCAATAGCATTATCTGTTGCACTGCCAGGACCTACAACATCTCCAGTACCTGCAACTACTTGATAAGTTGGAGGTGAACCTACACCATTAGAAGTTAATACTGTAGCTGCTGCACCAACTGAAACATTCATCTGTGTTTCATTAATGTCTACAAAAGTATTGAGATCACCATCCATTGTGGCATTGATTATACTGTTACTGTTAAAGTCAGCAATTGTTGAATCAAATACATATTCAGAAACATCATTAATTTTAAAATCAAAGTCATCTCCTGTTGGAACATTAAGAATTATTCCGTTACCGTCTGCATAAATTGCTTGGACACCTGCACCAGGAGCTCCAGTAGTTGTGGTAAATTCAATGTTTGATAGATTGGTTAAATCAAATGTAGCTGCATTAATGTCAGATAGCCAAGGAGTTTGAGAACCAACCCCAACAGTAGATCTTGCAACTTCCTGCCAATCTGCACCATTGAAAAATAGTGTCAAGACATCACCAACTGCAGTAGTGAAATTAGCACCATTACCTAGTAAAATATCGTTAGTACCTCCAGAGCTGTTAGTTACAGTTAAGATTCCATCAAATTGTAAATAAATCACAGAACCTGCTTGCCAGTCAGTTGGAGTGATCTCATTTATCGTATTGGTTCCTGTAATGTCAAATACATTTCCATCAGTTCCTAGTGTTAGAATACCACCTGCTGGACTAGCTACAGGTGTTCCTTGACCAAATTGCAATCTTCCAGTTTCAATTAGTTCAGCAAAAGTATTTGTTAACGTAAATGTTTGAGCAGTGCCAAGTCCTGCCAATGTTTCATCAGAAACAGCAGTGTTGAATTGTGCAAAGGTACCAGTTAGGGTGTTACTTGTAAGATCAATACTCTTGTTTGCTAGTGTTTGAGCGAATGCTTCTGTAACAAAAATATCATTTCCAGTTAACAGTGGAAGTGTAACTGTTCTGTCAGCTACAATAGCATCGGCAATTATTTGGTATTCAAATGTAGCTGCTGGGTTTTGAATGAATAATGTGTCATCGGTAAATGTTTGAGCAAAATCTCCAAAGATATTGATTTGATCAGTTCTGACAATTACTGCAGTGTCTGTAAGATTGGTAGATGCAAACTGACCACCGTTGATAACAGTAGAATGATCATGTCCAGAATTTGTAAAATCACCAATAGTTGGAGCAGTTAGAGTTTTGTTTGTTAGTGTTTGAATAAATCCTTCAGTTACAAAAGTATCATCTGCAATTAAAAGAGGAATTGTGAGAATTCTATCAGCAATAATTGCTGAGGGAGTTATAATATATTGAAAATTATCAGCTGGGTTGTTGATTGTAATACCTCCAACATTAATTAAATCAAATCCTCCTGCATCGTGATCAGCAGTCCATGGTCCAAGAAATTCGGCAGTGATATCAAAAGTAAACCAAGAGCCAGCATCACGGCCACGAAATCCAACTCCTGTTTGATAATAAATATCCCCATCTACTGGAATTGTAGGATCAGTTGCATTTGCACCAACATTCAGACCAGTAACTGTATTACTTGGATTGAAAGTTTGTCTTACGCCATCAGGAAATGACACAGTACCATTTAGTGTAAGATCATTAACTCCAACAAGATTTTTTCCATCAAAATCAGCTTCTATTTCACTAAATGTGTAAGTGTCAACAAATCCAAATTGAAATTTTATTTCTTCACTACTACCTGATGGTACATTTAGGATTAAAGTTCCTGCTAGATTGTCTATTTGTACATCAGTAGTATCGAAATTTAATGCACCAATATTATTTAGATCAAAGGTTCCAGCATCATGGTTTGCAGTCCATGGTCCAAGAAATTCCCCTACACTACTTAGGTCAACATTAGCACCATTGATTCTACCAAAGATTTGTTGTGTAGATGTGTTTAGCCAAATATCACCATTCACTTGTGTAAATGGATTGCCTGCAAGTGCTCCAATATTAAGACCTGCATTAGCACCTGTAGAGCCAAGAAAGTCTTGTCTTGCACCTGCAGTGTATGTTGTAGGTAGTGTACTTTGAACTACAGTAGAATCAAGTGTTAGTGTAAGATCATCAGCATTTACAGTTGTAGATATTGGAGATGTAGTAATTAGTGACTTGAATGGTAAATCAACTCCTACCTTTGTCTGCGCCCATCCATTTCCCACTCCAGAGTTTGAAGAAGTGTTAGCTTCTGCAGTAGTTGGAATGGTACCAATTGTAATTCTTTTGTTTTGGGTTGCAGGATTGGCATCAGCTGAGTCAATAATTAGCAGCTCATCAGCTGCGATTGGCGTTGCCTTTACTGATTTAGTGCTCCAAGCAGCTGAAGACATTAAATTCTCCTAAACAAAATTTTGTGAATGTCAGGAATTGATAGAGTACAAATCAATTACTCTATGCTCCAAACTGTACAAGATGAGCTCTAATGAGATTAACTGTGGTTATACTTTGATCTGCTTGAAGATTTATGGCATCTCCAGCTTCAATATCAATGTCAAATCGGTATATTCCATCAGTAATTATTTCACCAGCATTATCTGCATTCAGTATTCCTTTAAGTGTCGAATTATTAAAAACAGAAATAATTGCAGGAGTAAGACCAAATTCAAATGAAAAGTATAATCGTAAAAGTCCTCCCTTTCCAGGAGATACCTGGGCAGCAGTAATTGGAATATCAGAAGCTAAAATGTCACTGGCAGCACTAATTACAGTTGCATTAGGAGTTACAGTTAGTGCATAAGTAGATGAGGTCAATGTTAAAAATTACTATTTCAGATTAAAGGTATTTTTAAAATCAGGCTAATTCTAATACTTGCATAGTTGATTCTCTGCCGTCTGCTGTTAATCCTAAGATTGTAACGGTTCCAGCAGGATCTATACCTCCATCTATATCAATAACTGCTTTTACTACTTGGCCATTCATCTGAGCAACATATGACATTCTAAGACCACCTATATCATTTTGTCCTAGTTGTTGACCAATATCTTCAACAATTACAGCATTATCACTAATTCTAAACATACAATCTTTATCATTTTGTGAAGCTGAGTAATTGATATTAAAAAGGATTAGTGCAAATTTCCCTGTAACAGTTGGCAAAGTTATAGTAAAATTAGTAATATCAGTATCACCACCTACTGAGACTGCCTGATCTACTGTAAGTACAATATTTGTCCTAGTTTGTGCAGGTCCGTCTTGAAAAGTAGGGGCTGCACCTACGCCATTAGAAGTTAAGACTTGATCAGCAGTTCCCACAGCTACAGTAGCTGCCACTCCTGCTGCATCCCATGTAATTAATTCTCCATCAGTACCATCTGCCAATCCACCTACTGGAAGATCAGTGGCATTTGTCAATACTAAAGCTTATGGCGTACCAAGGGCTGGCGTAACCAAAGTAGGACTATTTGATAATACTACGTTTGTAGTTCCAGTTGATGTTGTTACACCTGTACCTCCGTTAGCTACAGGAAGAGTTCCTGTAACACCTGTAGTTAATGGTAATCCTGTAGCATTAGTTAGTACAACTGCACTTGGCGTACCAAGGGCTGGCGTAACCAAAGTAGGAGATGTTGCAAATACTAACAGACCAGTTCCTGTCTCGTCTGAAATTATACTAGCTAATTCTGCAGAGTCTTTTGGAGTTACTATATCCCATTCAGATAGTAAAAATGCTGATGCAGTGATAGTTGTGTTTGCTCTGTAAAGAGTTCCAGCCTCAATTACAAAATCTCCAACTTTGTAATCATTTAGAACATTAAATGGAAGTACTGCACTTTGAACTCTAGCGATATCTTCTTCTAAATGTCCTCGAGATAAAATACCTACAATATCTGCATCACTTGCATGTACAGTAGAACCCCTGTTTGCAGTTCCTGCAGTAATGTCTTTTGGTACTTTATCTACCATTATGCAGTCTCCAATATTGCCATATTGTTGAAAGTTGATGCTATTTCTTCAATTACCATATTGTCAAATGTTGCAGCAACTTCTTCAGCGACTTCATTATCATAAACATTTAGTCTTCCTGTTTCATCAATAATCATATCACCAAATACTCCAATTGTTTCTTCATGAAGACAAGTATCAAATGTTAATGCAACTTCCTCAATTAGTTCGTTAAATGCTTGTACTGGGGGTGCTGAAACATGTAATGTTGATTGTGGAGAAAAACGTGTATTGTAAGGTACAACTGGATGATGATCTGAAGGATAGAAATTATAAACCATTTAACATCTTTCCTGTGTCAATAACAGTTTAACTAAATTAGATGACAATAAATGAAAAAGTATGTTTTTAGATTAAAGGTATTATTATTACTTTTTAGATTTTGATTTTGTAGATTTTGGTTTTACTTCTACTGGGGATTCTTTAGGTTTTTCAACAGGTATTGATTCTTTTGGTTCGAGATGGGTTACCTCTTTTTGAATTCTTGATGGTATTCCATCTTGTGTTTTTGGTGTAGAATCGTCTATTTGACACACACAATTGTAATTAGCACCGCACTTTATTCCACGAGACATTCCTACTGCGTGATTGATTTTTCCTGATGCTTCCTCAAAAGTATTGCCCAATGCAGTTCCGCCACATTTGTTACATTTAGCTGTAATCATTTTTTTACCTATAGTTCAAATGCAGTAATCTTAAAGGCACCAACATCTGAGTGAGCTTCTTGTACATCTATTCTGATAACTAGGTCACTCTCGTACAATCCACCAACTGACAAGTCAAAGTTTTCAATAGTCAAATCTTCTCTAAGTCCAACTACTCCTGCAATGTCTCTCTTTGTAATAATTACAGTTCCTGCATCAATCTGTGGAGTTTCCCAAACATTTCTTAGTCCAAGAGATTGTGCTAATCCTGAATTGTTAATTACATCTGTATCATCAGTAGGTCCTAATTCAAATCTACTAAAGAATGGATAGAATCCGCCAGTGGATGCAGTCTTTACAGTCTTTGCAGCATCAGATGGATGCATAAACATTGTATCAGCACGATTTCTTTGTGTACCTGGGAATCTACTTCTAATCACTTCAACTAGTGCTTCTAATTCTTCTTGCACTGGTGTAGCATTTGCAAGAGCAGCTTTTGTTGCAGTTGGTATAACAGTTGATGCAACAAATACATCAAGAATCTTTCTACCAGTCATAAAGTAAAATTCGTTACCAGCATTTTTGAGGGATTGCTCTACTGCCAAAAAGTTGTTATCTTTGACATCGTTTCTGTTTACAGCAATTGTACCTCTAAAGGAATTGTTTGTTCCTGAAGTATCAAGCTCTACAGTTGTTACCTTACCGCCAATGGGTGGTGGGGTTCCGCCTGCTTCTTTGTAAATATCAAGTGATTTCTGATCACCTGGTGAACCACCAACAGTATCAGTGTATTTGGTTAATGGTACATTGACTTTTGGTGCTTCCATGTCAATTAATCTAGAATATTGTTTCCAATCACTCCAAGGCTCTGCTCCTTCTAAAATCTCATCTGCAATTTTTAAAGCTGATAGTGAGTTTGGAACAGATACGGTCTCTTTGAGTTCTTTGCCTCCAATTCTCATGTTACCTCTGGCCTCATCACCGATTCTGATTCCATAGCGATGTTTCCAAATTGTTGGCAAGTGTGGATTAAGACGACCTTCTGAGAAGGAACCTTCTGATTTATCAAAGAATACAGATAGGGGAGTTTCTCTAATTGGTCGGAATAAGTCAAATGGTTTTCCTAGTCTTTGTTGTGCTTCTGCACTGGCAACTAATGCCTCTTGGACATGTGCCATTTCTTTTAATGCAAGAATACTAGAACGATTGTGTTTTGGTTTAGGAGAAGCCATGTCTATGGGGTAACCGTTCCCTCTCTTTGTACATCGACTGCGATAATGTGATCACCAGCTGCTAAGGTATCTTGTAATGCTATTGCAATAACTGGTGAGGTTGCGACTGCAATAATTAAAGCACCTGGGTCGGCAGCTGAAGAACCTAATAGTGAACCTATTGGAACATCACCAACTACTCTTGCAAGACATCTTCCTTGTGTAACAACAACTACGCCTTGACCTGCACTTGCAGTTGCACGATTAATATCAGCAGTTGCAATAGCACCAGTACCATAAACACCATCAGTGTCTCCACCAACAGCAATACCATACATGATATCAGTAACAGCAGTTGCTGGACTTTCAACTACTCTTGGTAAAATTTCAGTTGCGGGAACTGTAATAACTAATTCAACAGCAGAACCCATTGTAATTGCACCGTTTGCAATTACATTAATTACAGAACTTGATTGATGATCTATTGGTCCTCTTGCAAGTCCTGGAAAGAAATTAGTCAATGCAAAGTAATGGCTATTCTGTTTAAAGGTATTTTTACAAAAACTATTTTTTAAAAAAAAATAAAAAAAATAAAAAATTCAAAATACCTTTAATGTAAAAATGTGTAATGTATGTTCTTAAAAAAAACTAATACAAAAAATTTATGCGCAAAAAAATAATTTATTTCAAAAGAATTATTTTTAAAAAATATTTTTTAAAAAAATCTATCCGTAAATCTCTGAAGGTTTTGTACGGAGAATTTTATCCATCTCAGTTATTTGAGATCTTGCCAAAGTTATTTCGTCTTGTTTTATGCTTGGACCTGGTTGTATTCCAGACATTGGCACTCCATTAAAGGTTGGAACATTTGCACTAGGTTCTATTTCTCTAAACTTTGCAGATGCATTGTTTCTCAAAGTATCAAGGTCTAGTTTCATAGAACCACTGGTTACATTTGTTTCTCGCAACTCATTAGATAGTTCTTTTATCGCTTCTTTTTGTTGTTTTATCGTAGTTTTTTGTTGTAATATTGCCTCTCTGTGTTGTTTTATAGTTGCATTTAGGCGTTCATTCATAGGAGCAGTTACTCTTTTGTGATAATCATTAATGATATTTTTTACAGTATATTGCATCTGACGCATCATTTGACTTGTATCCATTGGAGGTGGTGCAGGCATTCCCATTCCCATCTCTTGTGCAATATCAGGAGCTAAGCCAGGAACAATCAAACCACCACCATTTGGTGCTCCTGCCATCTGATTAGGTGGCATTTGTTGTTGTGGTATTTGTCCTGGAGGCATTCCATTTGGTGGCATTCCACCTGGAGGCATAGCCTCACTCCATTGATTAACGGTATTTGCCATATCTTCCATAGGTTGTTCACCATCTTTAGTTGGTTCACCCTCACCTGGATATGGTTCTGTATTATCAGAAGATTGATCAGAGCCTTCAGTTCTTGGACCTTGATTGTGGTTTGCTAATTCTTCTTCACGAGTTTTATGTTCATCATCATCATTATCTTTTTCTTCACTTACAACCTTGTCTCCACCTGTAATAGTTGGAGCATTCAATTCATCTTCACTGCCATGCATTCCCAATTTTTCTTCTTTAATGTCATCATCATCTTTATCATCTTCAAGTTCTTTTATTGCTGATTCCATAAAGGAATAAGCATGGTTTCGTTGTTGTTGGTCAGGTGAGTTTGATAGTAAAATTGCAGTCTCTACAAGTTTTTTAACTGCAGGACCAGCGTTTAGTTTTGTTAAGATTGGGTCTGCTTGTCCAATTGTTGCACATTCTTGTAATTTTTTAATTAGCTTCAATGTTTAGAGGTGTCGATTCTCTTTAAAGGTATTTTTACAGATTGTTTTCGAATAATTTTTAATTGATCTGGATCATGAACTGCTGCATAATCTCCTTTAAACTCGTATTTGTAAGGTTTGCCTTTTGAATACATCCAAGTATGTTCATAAAATTCAGTAATATCATAATTGTTATCTTTTTTTGTTATCAATTTGATGTCTTTTTCTCTGATAAATGAAAGTCGTTTTTTTGGTTTTTTTGTTTTTATCAATTAAAGCAAATATCAATTATTTGTTAAAAGTATTTTTACAGAGTCTCTATTCTAGTTATTTTGATTCCAGGCTCTGCTGATGACACAAAATGACCATTCCAGTATAGTCCACTTGGATCAGTAATTACCCAAGTCATTCCAATGCCATCACTTTCCCCAAGCACTACTCCATGTGGTACAACACACAACTCACAGTCATTTCCTGCACAATCATGATTACATTTTTCAACACTTTCAGAACGTGGCATTCCGCCATTAATTGAGACTGCAGTAATCTTTCCCTCCTTTATTGCGTCATTAATTTGAGGATCTCGCTCTATTACTAGTGTCTGTATTTCTTTTCTATTCTTATCAAACTCTGCATCCAAAATTGTAGCGTCTGTTTCAAATTCAGGTTGATGGTTGATATCCATTGATTTGCCAATGATTGTTCTAGTCATAGAGTTTAGTTCCTCAGCTGAGAGTTTTCTGCGATATGGTTCACCCTCTGATCTGTGGTCAGTCACACTTTCAGCTGCTGCCCTTATTAGGTATAGTTGCCCTCCTGCATCATCTACAAGCTCTTTAGCCTTTGAAATATAATCATCAGTTAACCACTCAAATTCTGAGCGAAGATTAGAGATTGCTTCTTGCAATGCTTTTCTTTGCAGTTTTGGTCTTCCAACTTTTACTCTATTTGGCAAATCTAAACGAACTGAAGGAATTGTTACATTCATGCAATCACATAATTCCTTTAGTGGATTTTTCTTTGTAGTTTTTTTGGTCAAACCCCCATCTTTTTTTACAGTGTGAAGTGTTCCATCTTTTGCAGCTTTTGTTATGTGACTCTCAATACTATGAATATCTGATTCTTCTTTTCTGGTAAGTGAATTTCCTGCACCGCTATAATTTGGCAATACTTTCCATGTACAAATACAGTTAGGATGTGTAGTTGTATATCCCATGTTCTCACTTGGAATTACAGGTCTGGCATGTGTTTCAAGTAAATTAAATGTCTTGCCACTAAAATGTGCACACTCGTCATCTGAAACATGTCCGTGATATTGATACTCTGCAAATACTTCAAGTGGTTTGTCTGTTTCTGAATCTAAATAATTTTTTATGATAAGATCAATACCAATTGCACCACCAAGAAGTAATGCCCATTTTGCTAAAAGTTTATGAAGTTTTTTTTTCTTGTCTTCTTTTCTTGTTTCATTAAATTGTCCACTTGGTGGAATGATAACATCTGGAATTTTAAGTGGATACATTTGTGATTGCTCTATTGGATATCGCCATTCAGGAATTGCTTTTGCTACATTGAATCCGTGTTCATTATGCATTGATGGTTCTGAATTTACATCTGATGCAGTACCTGTCCAGTTAACAGACTCGTAAGGATATGGAGGATTCAAAACATTATACGTATTTGATAAATTTCCAATACTGTTTGGATCAGGAGTTGGGTTTGCAGGATATGGATTGGAACCAATTCCATATGGAGATACATTAGGTGTTGGATATGGTTGTGTATCGGCTGGCAGTCCAGTAAAGTCAGTTAGGGGTGTTCCAGTATCAGGAACTATTGCATAGTTAACATTACCTGCTAAATCAACTCCCGTAACTGGTCCAGGCCATGGCATCGCATAGGGTGGCTCTCGTTGTGAAAAGTACTCAATTACGGCTCTATGAACTTCATTTTGTGAGATTCCTCGAGATAATAGTTCATGCTCCATCTGCATTGCTTTTTGTGCAACATCTCCTGTTGTAGTTTCAACCATAAAGCCAGGTTTGTAATTTACTTCAGCTTTATGATATTTTGGATTAACTTCTGTATCCATTGGTTTAGGACTACCTCTTGCAAAAAGATCACAAGTATCCTTTGCTTTGATTTGTCCTTTAACTAATTCACAAAGACCACCTGCAACAAAATGTTTGCAGTTACCGCATAATGCAGTATTAGATGTCAGGTTCCTTGACATTTCTTTTCAACTGAGAATCAAAAATATCTTTCCACAAGTCAGAAGGCTTCGGGTTTTTTACTGGCTCCCCTATTTTTCCTTCCAGACCACCAATTCCTTTTGTGGTTTTGTTAATTTGAGGTTCTATCTTGCCTACTTTAATTGGAGGATTAAAAACAGGTACCATTCTATTTGCATTTACTTTTTCTTGAATTATTTGTTCTTTGACAGTAGATTGATTATTTGAATCACGAGATACTGCACTAGGATTATTTGCACCACCTGAGGAACCAGGATTCATTCGATTCGGTGGATCACCACCACCACGATAAAGACTATCCCATCTGTGTCGGTACCAATATGGGGGTTGCCAGTTTGGCGAATCTGAACGCTCTCTAATTACTTTCTCCATCATTCCATTACCATTACCTTGTCCATTTACTTCATAACCAAATGGAATATCTAAGGGATTGTGATGCTCTTTAGTTTCTTTACCAATAGATGCATTACATACTGCCCAGGGATTATCTACTTCGCCTTTAGCTTTGAGATCATCTACACATCTATCTAATTTAGCTGGCACAAAGATTATTGCATATGTAGAATTTAGGTATTATCAATCCCACATCTTTTTCATCTGATACTTTATACTTGCAAATTTTTTGTGCCATAAAGGATCATACTCAAAATGACGATACGGCATCCAGTTTTTATCAGGTATGATTCGGTATCTTGTATAATTAGGCAGGTATGCTCCATTTGTAGTAAATGTAAAATTTAGAGTCCCTGTAGTTGCAGCAGTACTGTTAATCCAAATTGTGTCATCAGCACCAGTGTTAACCCAAATTGGGTCATCACCAGTATCATACGGATTCATTTTATTTCATTTCTCCTATTCATAATTTCTCCCGTAATTCCAATCTTGAGATTGGTTTGATCGTCGATAGTTACTTGGAACAAAAGGATTTCCAGTACCTCTCACATCTCTCATCATACTATCATAGATTGGATTATCCATTGGTGGAGAACCCATAACTTGATTGTCAAACTGTGGATAAATTTCACCACCTCCGATATCGGCATTTGGTGGTAATTGTGGAGCTACAGCTGCATCACTAGTTGGTTGTAAATTACTTGCTACTGCTTGTCCATGCGGATCATTATAGTAATTATCAATTGTAACTAGATAGTCCTCATCAATTGGAAGTCCTGCCTGCTCAAATAATTTGAGAATTTGTTTAGGATCTTTGGGTACTGGGGACTGGAGATATAATTCAATTAGTTTTATCATATCAGGTACTGCAATGTCTTTCTTTTCTACCTGACCAAAGTTTAGATCAAAGCGTCCCATATGCCAAGGTACTGGAATCATCCCACCAAGATAATTTACATCATAAAATGGATTTGCGTCATACCAAGGCTTGAATAATTTTTCATTTAATTGTTCACGTACTGAAATTGGAAATGAAGTTAATCCTAATTCATCAAGTAAAGCTGCACGTTCTGCATTTGCAAATGTGTGAGTTGACTCACCAGCTTGTTTTCCTCTAAAGTCATTTAATGCCTTGAATAATGGTCCTTGTGTAATGTCTGCAAACTGTGCAGGATTAAAGTTTCTAGCTTGTGAACCAAGTTCTTTTACTTCGACGTTAGTTCCTGCAATTATATCTTGTCCAATTTGTGCATTCTCTACGTTTTGTTGCAAGTTAGCTCTTTCATCAGCTGATGCACCATCTGCAATCCAAACATTTCTGCTAATGTATCGTTGCTCTGCAATCTGCATTACAAATTGTGTTCCATATTTTCTGTCAAGCATTGATGGCAATTGCAAGTCTACTGAATCCTCACCAGACACTGGCATTGAAAAGTCTCTTGTGGATGTAACTGATACTCCGAATCCTGTTCCAAACACTGATGCATTAACTGGATTCCACTTGAAATGTAAAATCTCTCCAGGATTATGATATCCTTGGTATTCTGCTCCACGAAACTCGTACTTGTATGGAACTCTCTGTCTGTCCCACCATATTCTCACAAATGATGACATAGGTATATGCATAAGATCTTCAAATCTACGAATATTTCTGATTCCCATTCGGGGTTTCCATACAGAGTTGCCATACCAGAGTAATTCCTTTACAAGTTCTGTATCAAAAGTATCAAAGTGCATATTATGTGTAAAGTCTTCCATGTATTCGATAAAGGACTCAGAGTTTCCTTTGATGTAGTGTTGACCTCCTGTAATTTTTGATGATAAATCATTAATTGCAAGCTGTACATCTTCGTCTCTTTGAAGTGCAGCAGCTTGTACTCTAAAGGGAACTTCAGGTAAATCAAATGTTCGAGATGTATATCCTTCTCTAGAGTATGCGCCAACTGTAGAAATTTCAGGTCCCCAAACTGGTTGCGATAGTCCCGGTACCAACTCAGTTAGTAATGGGCTTTCCATCATTGATTTTACTCTGTTAAGATCCATCTTGTTTGTATGATAACCTCTTGCTGGCCTTGGTTCAGTGGAAAGAAGCTTTGCTAAACCATTTCTGATTCGATTACCAAAAGCCAACAAGAAAAAGTTGTTTCATCAATTAAAGGTATTATGGAGAACCAAAGTTATTCTCAAGAGTCAGAGTATCTCCAACACTAGAAAATACTTCAACTCTATTATTTTTGGTGTTAGATACTAAAACATATCCTCTGTTTGCATCTGTAAAAGAAGCTACAGAATTGGGATGATAAAGCTCACCATCTTCAGTACCAGCCGTAGCTCCAGTAGTGGATTCAAGGGTTTCCAAGTCTATTGTTTCTAGAGTATTTCTTCTCCTATTTGCAAATATGGTTCTTGTTGTATTTCTTAAACGTCCACGTCCACCAGATGGTAGGTTTTTTGGATTCCCAAATTGACTAAGAGAATTTCCTGAACCATCAGATGCATATCTACTGATTAATCCTCTTTGTTTATCAGCTATTAAGAAAAAATCATTTGTTATACCATAAATTATTCCATTAGGTTTTTGAAAACGTAATCCACCAGTAGCTGAAGGATCAGTTACAACTCCAATCACTGTAGGAACATTACCAACGGTATATCTTACAGCTCTATTGTTAAATTGATCTGCAATAAGTAAAGTATCTTCAGCGTTATTTATTGCAAGTCCTGTTGGACGATACAAATCTGAATAACCTCTACCGCTTTGTCCTACTGAATCAATAAAGTCACCAGTTTTTGCATCAATAGTTCTGATTCTGTTATGAAAAGTATCAGTTACAACCAGTCTAGCACCATCACAGAGAATATTTGTAGGATGATTTAATGAAGTATCACTTACACCACCATCGCCAATAGGTCCAGGATTTCCAGTTGTACCGTCCCCATTAGTTCCCCAAGGTTCAGTTACAATAGGTGTAAGAATAGCCCCTGATCCTACAGTGGGAGTTACAGTTGGGGGATTGCTAGGATCATATCCATTTCCTTTTACAGTAACATCTATTTTTGTAATGACTCCTCCTACTTCTTCCTCTACTTCAGCTATGACATTTACTGGAATTGCAATGTTTAGTGTGGGTGCAGAGACAAGAACAGGATCACCTACACTATAACCAGTACCTCCATCATTGACAGTCATCTCATTTACATGTCCTGCATCTAATACAAAATCAAACTTTGTATTTTTGTAATCCCATTTTGAAATTCTGTGATTAAATTGTTCAACTACCCAAACAGAATTAAATGATTGAGTGTTAAAAGCAAGCGAAGTAGGCCTATACATTTTTCCAGCAATTAAAGGCATACTATAATTTTTTATTTAACAGTAAAGGTATTATGTATTATTTCTACGGAATTGTATCTACTGTAATTCCAGACAAATTAGTGATTATTATTCTGTTGTTAAAAGTATCAGCAATGAAGATGTGTGTAGCATTTTGTGTTACTCCAGATGGGCGATAATATTGATCAACACCTGTACCTGCACTACCTATTGTGGAAACAAAGTTTCCTTGAGAATCATAAATTTTGACTACGTTTGTAAAAGTACTAGTAACATAACTAAAGCCAGTACTATTCATAAACAATCCAAGTGGCTGATTCATTGATCCATCAAATGGACTATTTCCAGGGAATCCAAATGTACTGTTAAAGGAACCATCAGGATTGAAAGCTTGCACCCTGTGATTTAGTGTATCAGTTACAACAATATTTCCAGTTGCATTTATGAATATACCACTTGGATGATAAAATGTCCCTAGTGGTGTTTGGCTAGCTGCTTCAGCAGTTGGGAATTCTGCAGATTCAATAGTAGATGTAGCATATAGAGTAAGTACCATAGTTAGTAATACGGAAGCTACAATAGATCCTGTAAAGATCATGGGCGTTTTATTCAATTCCAAAATATTTACAGAATTCAAACTTAAAGGTATTATTCTATTTCAGGTAATGATACAATTCCAAATGGAACTTTTCGATGTTCATCTTTGGGAACGGTTCGAACTCCGTGATTCTTTTTGTCTTTGTAAAAATCTGGATGTAAAATTCTAGCACACTTGTGACACAGTTGCCAGTTCTCCCAGTTTACACGCTTTTGTGTACATCGGGACCTATGATAACAATCAGTACCATATCTATGTCCTAGACACATAGCCAAGTTTGTCCTCCATTGAATTATTACCAATTATTTTTACAAATTATTGGCATAAATATATGACCTTTAAGAAATCTTTAACGAGATAATACCTTTATTTTAAAAAAAGAGTCGTAGCTGTTGGATCATTCAGAGTCTGAGAATACAACTACAGAAAAAATGTACAAAGGAGTAGGTGATGTTTTCATGGCTTATCTAAAACGTTTTGAAGATTACGACAAAGAAAATGAAGAAACTAACAAAGATACAATAAATGATCTCAGCAAACTATCAGGTTCTTTGGGATACATGGCACAAGTACATGCTGGTCTTGCAAAAGCATATGATCATGAAAAGAGACTAGCAGAAATCGAATCTATATTAAAAAACAAATCATCAGATACAGAAAAACCAAAAGTGTGGGGAAAATAATGTGTCATCTACATTTGATCATAAACTAGAAGAAGCAGAAAAAATTCTAAAGCCTACTAAAAAAGTATCAATCACACCACAGCTGCCAACTGATAATTTAGAGTGGATAAAAAAAGCCCGTCCATATGTTGGCAACGTAAAACGTAACTTTGAGTGGGAGCCTTTCTGGGTTGATGTATACACAGACAAGTCACCAAATATAGTAATAGTTAACGGACGTCAGACTTTCAAGAGTACATTTGGAACTGATATCATTGGATGTTATGCCACATCTCACGATAATGTTGAGGTAACATATATCGTAGATAGGGAAGACCGAGTTTCTGCTTGGTCCAAGCAAAGATTCCGAAAAGACACAATGCTGCGAAATGATTTGCTAACTCCATTTTTGATGCACGGAAGGGCAAATGTTGGAGAAATCAACCTAACTAACAATTCTGTAGTATATGTCAGAACTGATGAGAATGAATACAATAACGTCCAGGGAATGACCAACTCATTAATGGTGTATGATGAATGCCAATACCAAGAGTTGCAGTTTAGGGCAGCTGCACTATACTCTATGACTATGACTAAGGGCCAGTGTTACTATTTAGGAATTGGTGGTGAAGCAGGTTCTGAATGGTACAAGCTTTGGAAAAAATCAGATCAAAGAGAATGGAAATTTGATGATAAATATTGGCGAGAGAAGCTAAAGTTTGATGATGAGGGATATCTCTCCAATGAGCATCCTGAAAATGTTGTATCTGGAAAATGGGTTGCAGGAAAACCAGAGAACAAAGAATACAGAGGATATCATATGCCTCAAACTATTTTTGCAAGAATTCCATTAACAATTAATGATGCAGTTAATCTTTACAAGACAAGACCAGAGAACTCTATAGAATTTCAAGAAAAGTACAATCCAAAAAGTATTGTGCAAGCTCACGTTTATGGAAATTTCTTCAAGGCAATGCGTAGACCAATCACACCAGAAATGGTAGAGGCTTGTTATGATTATACAAAAACACTATTAACTGGAAAACAAATCAGTGAATTAAAAAAACAGTATGGTACAGAGATTCTAATCTTTCTTGGAATAGACTGGGGTTCAGGGCCTGCAGCTTCTAAAACTGTTGGCACTGTAATAATTTACTGGAGAAAGACTAACAGGTATCAGATTGCGTTTGTTGATTCCAGACCAATGGAGCATGAATATGATCAAGCTGCACATTTTGTTAATCTATACAAAGAATATTGTTGTGATTTTTGTGTAGCTGATTTAGGATATGGTAAAGACAAAGTAACTATGATGCAAAACGGAGGGTATACATCTTTTGGAGATAAAGTCGAAGGCCTTGGACGTGGAAGAGTGAAAGGATGTTGGACATCAGGAAACATCACACAAGAAACAATGCGACACAAAAGTCAGGATATAATTGATTCCCCAACTGTAGGTCAAAAAAAAGAATATTATTCAGTAGATAAAACCCAAATCATTCAGAACTTTGTTGATTTTGTTGGAAGTACAGTACCTGATGATAATGGTAAACGAGTATCACAATTAATCATTCCAATGAAAAATGATTATGAGTGTGATTTTTTGCTTGATGACTTTTGTAACATTACAAGAAAAGATCTAGATAGAGACAATGAAGAGATTGCAAAAGATGATCCCAGACAAAAAGCCAAGAAAGAATGGAACCACCCAAAGGATTCAGTTATGAGTATCATATACTGTATTGTGGGAAAGACAAAGTATGACCCTCAAGGATTTCAAATATCAAAGATTCGTGTCAAAAACAAATTTAGGTACAAAGCTCGTTGAACCACTCTTTATTAGAGAAATAGGTATAAATAAAAAATTGTCAAATAATGATGAAATTATAAAATTCAACAAAGCAAAAAATGCGTATATCGCAGGGCATCTTGATTCTTGGGCCATAATATTAGAGGAGAATCCTGAGATGCAAAGTACAATAATTAAAGATATGAAAGAGATGGCTAATTCATTAAAGAAAAGTGCTGGAGTTGTAATTTTAAAAGATGCCAATTAATGACAACACTGAGAAAACAATTTGGGTATTGACAGGTATTGCAATGATTTATGTTACAATACAATACATGGTGACTATTCTTTGAAAGATGGAATTGATACAGAGTATCTAATCACTTTAGTTAATCAGCTAAGATGTAAAAACAATGGCATAAAATCTCACGTTAACAAAAAAGGTTTTGTAGATAATCCTGGAATAATGGTAAACGGTGATCATCTATCCTTTGAATATTTGCAAGAGAAATCAAACATTATAGATGCATTACTAGATACAATTGAAAAAGATATTTTATTAAAGTCAGGCAGACTTAGGAGTTTGAATAATTAATGGAAGAAAATGATCAAGAGTTTTGGACATCAGATTCTCAGGGCGTTCCATTTAGAAGAGGATGGTTTTATCGTGCTTTTGAGTTTCAAGAGTTTATGAAAAAATTAGAAGTAGATCCTAGAGGGGGTAAAATTATTGGAATGAACTTTGATGGGAAGAATGTAGAATTTTACACAGAGGCATCGCCCCAACAAATGGAAGAATATTTAGTGAAGAATTCTAAAAGTGAGTAAAAAATATGGCACGCATGTATGGTAGAGGATATCAGATACTAGCATTGTTTAACACAGAATTTCATGAAATGCTTAGAGATTTTTCTGAAGAATTAATGAGTGAGCCTAATCAAAGATTCAAGTTAACCTTAGAAAAAGCTCCACTAAAAAAGAAAACAAAAGGTCCTAATTATATTCAACCAAAATCAGTGAATGACAAATAATGGATGAACTAGAAGGAAAAGAAGAGATGTCTTTTTGTAAGGAATATGTTACTATAATGTTTAAGCTATTACGTTCTGAGACTCCAAACTCTGCATGGGAGAATCTTCGCGCATTACAGGAACTAGAAGAGTTTGCAGACAAAAAAGGAAAGGCAATTTTTGTGGAGGCAAGGCTGATTCCAAATTGACAGTCTTTGATAAAATGGATACAAGCTATGAACCTTGGATTCCATATCATGGCAAAAAAGATATCCTAGAGCCGACTCATTCCTTAGTTGATGTAGATGGTCCATTTGATTTGTATCGTGTAGCAATAGAGTTACCATCAGATGAAAAATTATTTCAAATGGCACAATGGATGCAAAAAGAAGTAGACACTGCAACACGTTTCTCATTAACTGATGGAATAATCCAAATTGAGATAGAGGTGTGGGATGGCGACTTTGAAAAAAGATTTTATTTTGCTGGAGATTTGTCGCTAAAACAATGCATAAAGATGTTAAAATGCAAAAATTTCGTTATGGGGTTTTGTCCTGTTGGAAGACCTAAGATTACAGTAGCTGCAGTCAAACTATTCAGACGTGATGATCTAGTTGAGATGATCAAGATAAAACAAATTACTGATGCTCATACCAACAGACCCAATACATGGAAAGTGGGATAATGAATTCTACAAATGACACTAAAACTTTTCATGAAAAATGGGAAGCAAGAATATCCTTTCAGTGCTCTTGTTGTTTTACCAATTATACATTTAGTGAAACTATGCAGTTTAGATCATTTTGGGTAAATGATGATCCAAAATATGGCAAGGAAGCAGCTTGTCCAAAATGCGGCAAGATGCAACTCAAAAATAAATGGTGTATCAATACCAACAAAGACAACTACATTATCTATACTACTCATTTAGAATTCCCTCAGGTTCCCCCAAACTTTCATGAGGATACAATTGATTCAAAATATTTTTGGGAAACTATGATTCAAAATACACAAAGTGGGAAATGGTTAGATTTTCAGGCAAGATACACATCTCAAGCAGATGCTGAAATTGGACATTGGTTAGCATATGACAAGTTAGAAGATATGATATTGTATCCTGAGAAATATCCACAAGGAATTATGCAAATATTTTTCAATGCAATGAGTGCAGCGCATGAACAAAGAAAGACCATAGAGCCTCACGTCAAAGAAAATCTAAAATAATTACAACATATTCTAGTTTTAATATCCATCTGAGATTTGTACATAAGCTGCCATCATTGCCTGGAGATAAGTCCAAGTTTTTTTCATTTCATCTGCTGAATCTCCATAGTGGTTGATTGTTCCAATTAACGTCTCAGTAAACATGTCTTTTCTAAATCCACTTTTTCCATCTTCTTTAATGATGTATACCATTGGTTTTTTCATATCCTTTGCAAAGCGCCATTCTTTTTGTGCTCGCGAGTCTTCATACCAACTCTCTGAAATCATAAATATTGCAAACCCACTTTTGTCAAGTGCATCTATTGCAGCTTCTGGATTATTTTCAAAATCTGCTGATGTTTTGATTTGAACTTTGAACTTTTTCATTCTACCGCTCCATCATCTAATCTCTGATGAATCTTTTTCTAGTATTCCAGAATTTTCTGCAGAATGAAAATGCCAAGGAATGTGCTCTAAGCAATAGTGACAACTACATATGCTGCATGGTTTATCTGGTTCCTCACTGCATCCCAGAATACCACAGAGTAACCCTTGAGCAGATAGATTCGACCATCTCAGTGCAGTTGCTAACAAGTCTTTAGGATCAATGTCATTTAGTCTCATCTGAGACTTTGGACTAAAATACACATACAGTTGACTGTCATGCTCTTTGAGAATTTTTTCAAATTGTTCTAGTCTGTTTGATCTTTGTTGCACTACACTCTAACCTTTGTGTCATTTGGATCAATAAATGCAATTGGCGGACAAATTTTAGAATGGTTTGTCTCAAGATATGCTTTAAGTAAACTTGGATTCTTTGGCATCTCTTTTTTTGTTGTTTGTTTTTTCTTTGGCCAATGATTTCTGATAAAGTTCACAAGTGGTTTGAATATTGGCACCATACATTTTTTCATTGGAGATAATAGAAATTTGTTAACTTGTTTTGGATAATTAGGCAGTACACCAAATGTAAAAATTAACGCTGCACCTATGATGAGATCTGTTATCCCTACCCAATATTCTCCAAGTAGAAGATTAATTATTCCAATGAAAAATAGTACACTGCTTCCTATACATCGTATAATAAAACCACGTCTTTTGAGTCTCTTCATCACTTCTTCATGTGTCATCTCTTTTCTTTCTTTATGTGGAAATAATCTCCAGACAAAAACAAATGGAAGAGATAATGTACTCCACAAAACTCCTCTACAGTACGGACAGAAATTTACAACCTTTGGTTTACGAGTCCACACCAAAGTTCCTGTTTTTTCAGATGCATCAAAATCAAGATTATCTTTTTCTGTGAAAAAATTCTCTCCAAAAACATACATGACTAATCTATAGTGCCAGGAATCAGTGTTAAACTGTAACATGTGTTTTTCTTATTATTCTAATATGCTATATATTTTAACATTCGATAATCACTGAACGTAATTTTAAAGATTTTTGAAACTATTATCAGAATAATGAAAGAGACTAGAATAATGCATCATATGTGGAAGGAGATGGCCAGACTTCCGAAAAAGATGAGAGATGAGTTTAATGAAAAAATTCCGCCACTGCTTGGCAAATGGTATTACTATTATGAGAATGAAAACGGCAAGGTAGGTCTTGCGAGAATTAATGATCTATGGGCATTCAAGGGAGAAAGAAAACATCACTATGAAGCCTGCGGCCATTTAGACTTTGAGAGGTTTGCAACAAAGAAGCAAGCAGAGATTGCAATTTACAAAGCACTAAAAGAAGAATACACAAAATATGACTAGTTAACAAATCCAGTATCTCCTAATGCCAAAGTCTCCCAAGGATGATCTTGAATGTATTTGATGGCTTTATTCAATTTCTTAAAGACCAATACATTTGATCCAGTCTTCAAATTAATTACAGTATGAACTGTTTTGTTTTTAATATAATCAGGATTTTTCTGAAAACAGATAGGACAGCATGCATGATGTATTCGCAATGCCATCAGTCCTCTTACTTTATGACAATAGTGAATAAACATTCCATTTCCAACTATTGCAGTATCAGCATTTTTCATGCTGACCTAATACCCATTCTAGGATAAATCTTTGTCCATCAGTTGATGCAACTTCAAATAATTGTCCTGGAGATAATTTAGCCATTTGTTTATTGAGTTCTTCGAATTTTTTTTCAATTTCAACTCTCGTTTTCATACCTTCTTTAATTTCAAGAGTAGGTGCTCGGCTCTTCATTTTCTGACCTTGAAAATCCAAGCTTACTACATTTTTGCTACACTTTTCACAAAACACTTGTAATCCATTTTTGGTCCATCCTACTGCCAATTGACCAGACAAACAATCTGCACAATGAAAGTATCCACCAATCTCGGGGGCATTTCTAATCATTTCATAATCACTCTTAGTTTTTTCTTTACATGTTATTTTTATAAATTGTTATAATGTATCAAAACAGACACTGTGTTCAATAGATGTTGAATTTCAATGACTGTTGAATCTAATACTAAATAACTCATTAACAACTAATTTCCAATGAGTATTGAATATGAATTTGAGAGTGACATCAGCAAAATACCATTACCTGCTGGTCTTACTCTTGACAAAGATACACTAGATGCAATTCAAGCAGAAATGAAAGAGATGTTTGGCTGCATAAGCCTAGGTCCACTTGAGTTATGTTATAGTAGACAAGGCGAAAATTTCAACATAAAGGTAAAGATCTTTGGAATTGTTGCTGGAAGTATGACATTAGGTCCAAGCAGAAATTGTCAAGGAATAGGTCTTGATTTATTCTTAGTAAGTGGATCTATAGAAATCTGCATAAGAGGCAGATGTCTTGTCTTAAATGGTAAAGTATGCAAATTTGGTTCCTGTACTAGATGGAATAATTTACAAATCGTTTGCTTCTAACCTTTCTTTTTTTTAAAAAATTAAACTATATGGTACCAATTCAATTAACAAGGCCCCGTCTCTTTTACGCAAATTTTTTTATCGCCCTTTAAGATTTATTTAATTTTGCCTGTACCATTACAATTAACACATGCTGTATTTGTACAAACTGATCCTCTTCTCATATCACATGACGATACAACTCCAGTTCCATTACAATTAGTACATTTCATAATTATTCTAAATTAACAATGCTTACCTGATGAAATATCACATAAAATTAAATTTAGTTTATCTATTTTATCATCGAGTTTTACTATAGTAGAATCTAATTTAGTTAAAGTATTATCAATGTTTTCCATATTAGTATTCATTTCAGCAATGGCAACTGCATTGCTTTGAGTTGCTTCTGCATTAGCTGTAATAAATGGCATCATAATAGGTACCATTACTGCAAGTAATGCCAACCCAATACTTAGTCCTGCAATAAAATGTTTAGTAGTACAAAATTTTTTGATACTGTTATTTGCTGACACAATAATTTTTAAATTAACAAATTAAAGGTATTATTCTATTGCAAGTAAACTGATGCTCGCATACTTTCAGATATCATTAACATTAAGAACCCTGTTAGAAATATTTCAGTAAATATCAACTTACATTACCCAGGTTGGCCTTATTTTAAAAAGTTACTATATGGTACCCTCGCAGCCTTTCTAATCTGCAACTTGTAGGGGGTACCTTAGAGTCTCGGTAAATCTACTACGTCGTTATTGCTAATTAAAGTAGTGTCATAAATAATTGGTACATAGATCTCTCGTGTTATTATAGCCTAGGGCACCATAATTTCAAAATGTAATTGTATGGTACCAGAACTACATTGTATTATAATTAAGGGGGGGTACCTAAAATTAAAAAAGTAACCATATGGTACCAAGAGGATAATACAAGTCAACAAAGGGGTGGGGGTAATTTCAATCCGTTTCTACCTCTGTGTGTTGGATATGCGTTAGGAGTCCCTCACCTTATGACACTCCTTTTTTGACATGTTACAATATTACAGAATTACCCGAGAGATAATTAATACAATCACGCATAAGATTTCCATGTTTTTAATAAAAGACATGACACGACCGTTAAGGTCATTTGAACTGAATGATAAGGGGGGGATGGGGGTTAAAGCATGTCGCGCGGCCGTCACGTGTCAATATAGGACACTAAAACAAGTCAATTAGGAGGGGATAAACCATAACTATCAAAGGGATGACCGCAGATAAGACACTTTTTTAAATTCTCACTAAAGTGAGTTGTTTCACACTCTGGATTAATACAAGTCTGCATAGTATACCAGATATAATTTATTTAATTAAAGGCCTGTGTGTGTATTATGAACATACATAATTTATGATCAATTATTGTCTATACTGATTTTAATTAATTCTCTATACGGTATATTTTGAATAGTTGCAGGAATGAATTTTTAGATATTTTAATAAAATTTATCAAAGTTTTCATTTTATTATTAGGCATCAAAAAAAGTGTGTTATTATGGGTTATAGCATAACCTTATATGATCAAGGGTTATAATATAACCATGATGAAAACAAACTCAGACATGATCGGATCCATCAAGTATTCAATTCAATTAATTGATGGTAAAGTGATCACAACAAAACAAAGAAAAAATACAGACTTATGCCCAATTTGTAAAAATGGCGCAAGCTGTGAAAACAGTTTCATACATGGGAGAATGTGGACATAATGAAAGCTGATCAACTAATAGAAAAATGGATTGACAGTCTATGTCATGCTAACGCCAACTATCAAATGATAGTAATGGAGAAAATCGCCCAATATGAAAACGGGGCAAGCTTGGAAGTTTTACAAAACGCTCTAAGTCTAGCAAACCCATCAAAGACAGCCAAGTTTTTTAACAAAAATCATAGAGTCTTTGAAGTCTTAGAAAAGAAAGGCATGATCAAAGTAAGACAAGATCCAGAGGAAATTGTATTTATTTTGAACATTACAAAGCCAACAATTCAAGACAGACAAAAAGTAAGAAAGGCCGCAATTAAAGCCAGAAAAAAATACGAGGCTGATCATAAATGATGAAAATGCCAGAGCCAGACGACAAAAGAATTAAGGAAATATCCGAGGATATTCTAAAGTCTATGCTTAAGCGTAGTTTTCCAGCCGTAGACGCAACACACTTTTTTAAAAAATACGCAAATGGAAAAACTCCAGATCCTCAATTTATGCATGCCTTGGCCATGATGGACAAAGGCGGCATACTAAGAATTGATCACACAAAAAAGCCTTTTTCTGTGACTTTTGTCTTGATGGAAGACGGCAAGCCAAAAATGCATCATATGATTGATGATGATTATGGATCCAAAACATTTGGATCTATGTTCAATGATCCATATGAAGGCGATAAAAAAAGAATTCATTGTTTCAGACATATTATGAATGATGAAAAGGCAAAAAATCCAGACTGTGAAAAATGCGAGCTTGAAGTAAATTCTCAAATCTGCATGCAACATGAAAACGTGTTAAGTGAATGTGTAGAATGCAAAGTTTCAAGCGAATTATTGAGAGGCGTAACACCAAAAGACAAAGCCCCCGAAATAATCACAGCTATTTTGAAAAAATACAAAGCTGAATTTTGGAGGTATGCATAAAAATGCCTGAAATTTGGTTATTCGGTGAGGCCTCAGTTAACACAGACAACAGCCCAAAGTCAGAATATAAGAAACTCTGGAATTGTGCTGAGAACTGCGGTTATTTTGTTGAGGCATTCAACGCAACAAAAAACAGATCAGCTCATATCATCGTGAATGGTGAAGACGTGCCAGACTCTTACATAATGGAAAGTGTTTTGAATTTCACACAAGAAAAAGGCAAGCCCGAAAAATTCACAAGTATTCAAAAGGTATTGTATAAAATATCTTATGAAGGCCTAGGACGTGACCAAAAACAAATTAGAAAAATGGTCAAAGTCTTTAATTATTTGGGCGGTGAATTTGTTGAAATCTTTGATCAAGGAAAACACGAAATTGATCTAAAAGGTCTGCCAAGTTATCAAAAGGCCTTAGCTCGTGAAGGCAAAAAAGATCATCCTCTTTACACTGGTAACGGTGTAGAAAAAAGATCATGTACTTGCATAGATGGCGACAAATGCCCATATTTTGCATGCGTGAATTGTAAAAGTCAAGAAATTGAATTTTCAAATTACACGCATGGTTGTAAAAAATGCAATAGACTTCAAGACGTTAAAGTCTTAGACCCTTTTATTGTATGTGAGAAACACGGGAAATTTGACAGAGACGATCAAGAATGTCCAAAGTGTACACAGGAGTTTAACCAATGACTTGGTTTAATGTCAAGTTCATCTTTGATAATGATGAAAAACAACATCTTTCATACTATGTTGAAGCTTCAGACATAATTGAAGCTGAAAACAAAGCTTTTGAAAAACTTGGTGAAAATGGCAAAAAACACAAAACAGCCGCAGAAATTACACCGATTGTCTTAAACGTGACACTTGGAAAACCAGACAAAAAATATGATTCGTTTAAGGATCAAATGGCCGACGATCCAAAAATTGTCGAGCTTGCTTTCATGTATTTGAGAGGCTCAAAAATTGTCAAAAATGACATTGAAAAAGCTCTTAACATGATGTTTGAACCTTTGGGATCAGAGTATCAAAATCAAGCTATCATGACTTTGAAAATGATAGCTTCGTTAGGGGCATGTCATGACGTCCAAAAATATGGCAAGACAAAATATCTTGAGGACTGGTTAAAGGAGATGCAAAACTAATGGGTTTTTCATATAGTGCATATGGCCTTTGTTGTGATTTTTGCGGATCAGATCACACCACAAGAAAATATGTAAGAAAAATTGCATGTCCTTATGAATATTGTCAATCATGGGCATGTTGTGATCAATGCAGAGCAGCAAAAAAACACATGGCTTCAAGTTGTACACCAGAAAACAAAACGCATAAAGAATTTTGTAAAAAAGCTAGTGAAGAACATGACAAAAAAGAGCAGCAAAAACAAAATATTCTAAATGAAGGATATTTCATAAGATGCGCGGCTTTATCTCATGGCGTGGATAAAGTCAAAGTTATTTTTAGAAATAAAGATGACTTAGAAAAAGCTGCTTTTATGACACATGCAGCTTATGACAAAATTCCGTTAGGAATAACGGCAAAGCTTGAAGACTATGAAATAAGCTTCATGGCAAAAAACACAGACATTTACGACGCTGAAGCAATGGAGGCTCAAGCATGAATCAAATCTTTGAAGTCTTAGTGTATACACACAAAGAAGATCAAGACGGGGCTTATGGTGAAGCTGACAACGAAATAGGATTCGACAGTTTAGAAAAAGCTGAAGAATATTATTTCAATGTAAGGTATTACTTTGGAAAACAGCTCATGCAATACGAATCCTTAGAAAGTGATGCAGATGGCCAAGTAATACACGAAGATCATCATGATGAAGACTTGAGCGAACGATCTTTTACAGTCACTAAGATTGATGTTTTAGCGACTTGTGAAGTAAATCTAGACGAATCAGATCTTGTTGAGCTAAATGGCCTAAGTCAAGAAGAAATCAACGAGAAAATTCAAGAGCATGCAATAAATTCAGACATGTGGCGAATTGTTGAATCTGAAGAAAATGTATCCTATGAGGTAGATGAATCATGAAATCATTTAGATTCTATATCGACATTGATGCAGAAAACGAAGAGCAAGCAAGGCAGCAGTTATACGAAGACATGCAAACTTTGCCGCTTTGTGATATGTTCGTAGAGGTAAAACCTAGCCAGCAGATCAGTTATGAAGAGGCCAAAGAAATCTTTGGATTTGAAAACAAATACGACGCATACAACAAAATCGTAAATCACTTTTATGATTATGATGCGTATTTGTGTAAACATTGTGCTAGTGATGTTGGCAACGATACCAAAGACATGATCAGACACTTGATGACACACACAAAAGAAGAATTGAAAAAGACTAATGACGGTGATGACTTTGAGGAGGAGGAAAATTGACTGAAGAAAAATATACAATTAGTCAAGTTTTCCATGCCGCATCAATAGTCAGAGAACAAATGTCAGAAAATCAATTTGACTCTGATGACTTTGATGACAAAGAATTTGAAGTAATGGTTTCTGATGTTTTAGAATACCATTGGGATTTTAAGACAAAGGAAAAACGTTATGAAATTCTAACAACAGACAACAGCTGCATTTATGAAAAAATCAAGAGACTTTCTGGAATGCAAGGCGGCCAATCTGAGAATGAAATAATTGAAGACATTGCATCAAGTAGTTTACATGATCAATCACTCTTTGATGAATTAGAGTCTTATCTAATTCCTGAAACACATGATGCAGAACTAATGGAGGTGAAAAATTGATCATGGATAATTTGATTGAGGGAATTTTTACCCTCATTCAAAAAGATGATGAGGATCCATTAAAACAAAGTGCACAGCTTGAAGCACTCTATGAAATATCTACAGACACACAGAAAAAAGCCATTGATAACGCGTTTATTTGTCTCTGTGGTTATTCATTGGATACCATTCTAAACAATCCTGAAGAAATTCAGATTTAATTTTTTTTTTGTATTTTTTTAATAATACAATGAATGGTTATTACATAACCTTCTTATAATACACGGGTTATCATATAACATGATGAAAAACCAACAAATTGAAGAACTAGAAGAAAGTGTATTTTTAGAAAGCTCTGAAATAGTTCAAGTTAGTTTCAAAACTGACAAAGCAACATTATTGCAAATAGCAAAAACTACTGAATGTATGTATGATGAAGCAACATTCACCATAGATGAAGAGGGTTTATCCTATAGAATGATGGATCCTAGTCATGTTTCATTGGCAGACATTGGAATACCAAATAGCTGCTTTGAGACATGGTCATGCATTGAAAAACAAGTCTTTGCCCTCAATATTGAGGAATTCAGAAAGCTTGTAAATTCTTTGGATGCAAAAGGATCAATCAAAGTCGAAATACAAAATGAGAAAATCCTTGTCACACAAAATGGTTTTCAAGCATCAATGAAAACAATTGAACCAAGCACAACTGATGTGCCATTACCACACATTCCATATGATAGCACAATGGTTTTTTCAGAAAATGAAGAAATCAGCACAATGGAATTTGTCAGAACAATCCGCAAAATTGCAACAGTAAGCGATTATGTCACAATAGATTGTAATGACGAAAAAGTAATTTTGAGCGGTAAAGGAGACAATGGAGAATCTCAAAAGACTTTTTCAAAAGATCAATTTGAGCTCAGAAATCGCAATGACTCTGAGACTACATACAGTCTAGAATATCTCATGCCATTTTTGAGAACTTTGAGCAAAGATTCTCAAATTGAGATTGGATTTAGCACAGCAAAGCCACTAAGAATCCAGACAAGAGTTAACAATCTAGGTAGAATAGATATCTATCTTGCACCAAGGGTGGAGAATTAATTCTCCATTCTTTTTTTGGTGATTGATATGACAGAACCAATTGTCTTATGGTACAAAAAAACTTTGAAAAAAACGGGCAAGCCAATAATTGTGCAACAAGGTAAAGGAAAAAACCTCAAAGAATTTCAAGTGGCCTCATTTAAGCTCAATAAATGCAGAATTGAAATGTCCTTTAATAATTCAGTAGGAAAACCTAAAGCAGCAGGTGCATCAACTGTGTTGTATGTATATCCGCTCAATGGTGAAACAATAGAGGAGTTGTGCAAATGAATATCAAAGATCCCAAGGTAGTTTTACAATGGCTTTTGGATAACGAACTTGTAACAACTAGATTTTTCAAGAAATACCAAGAGCAAATTATTGAGATAACAGAGTTTGGAATTACTATCAATGAATTGATGAACAAGCTTAAAGAAGGATCAAAGGCAGATAAAGAAACTGAGAAATTCATGAAGGAAGTTGATGAAAATCCATATGATTCGCCTCCAAAAACTAAAGAATTGTTGCAAATTCTAGTCAAAGATATTCGAGACATTCCAGACGGGGACGTGGATAGATATTTAATTATTGATGAGATTAAAAAAATCATCAAAAATATCAAATGATTATATATCTAAGGGTGATAATATAACCATGAGTCTTAAAATTATAAAATGTGTTTGTGGCAATCAATATGCATCAAAAAAGAATTCCAAAGCCAAATTAATTCATGAGCGGCCTCAATGTGTAGTTTGTGGTAAAAGGGAATACAAATGACTAGACACAATATTCTTTTGGAAATCACAACCAAAAACAAGGGAATTTTAGGACAAGTGGCACTTGACATGATAGAAGTCAACTTTAAGAAACATGACTCAATTCTTGTATTTTGGAAAAGAAAGGGAGAAAAGATTCGTGTTCTCTCGACTTACTCTGAAATCATGGAGGCAGTTGATCCAAAAAGATTAACAAACTATCAAAAAAGCGTCATACAATACAGGAGAATCAAAAATAATGACAGGAACTAAATTTCAATATTGTAAAAAATGCGTTCGATTTACTTTGCATAGCTGGACAGGGCAGGCAGCTTATGACGGTGAACTAGAATGCACAGAACACAATTAATTTTTTAATGAGATATTATTCTACTGTGCAACTCTCACCACAATAATCCTCGTTAACATCAAATTTTTCCAGTGTTGTTTGTAATTCGGAATAATTTGCACCAACTGATCTGCCCCAATGTGGGAATTTTTTTGCCTCTTTAGTACCGTTAAGTTGTACTTCTTTCTCTAATGATTTTATGGTGTTAAAAACAAATGGATCATACTTTTCTAACATCTTTAATTCCCATTCGTTATAGAAACACCCACACCAACATTCACCTGATTTATCAAAGTATTCATAGGCAGGTGTTTTCTTCAATCCATTTTTTATAAAATATTCCATTAACTGTGTCCCATTTTTGTATAAGAATGGTTTTGCAAATGTCATTGTTGCGTTAATGTCTATTGGTTTTTTAGTGTAAAATCTGACTTTATTTCTTGCCCATGATTCTTTTTTTCTAACACCTGAAATAAATGCAGATGTTTTCTTTACACTTCTAATGAAATAATACCAAGATTGGAATTTCAGATAACCCATTACAACCCTATGTGATCCAGGATTTGGAAATCCATGTTGCATTACAATATCACGGTATGATTTTCTTGCCCATGTAAAATACAATTTCCAATTCATTTCTTTACAATAATCTAATACAAATTTTCTAGTAATTGGTGATGCAATACCTGTGTTTGTAAAAACAACACCTTTGAAATGTTCAGGATAATTTTCAGCAATATAATGTGCAACACACGCAGAATCCTTACCACCTGAATACAGTACATAAAAATCAGTTTTCTTGTGATTGTTAATTAAATCATCCATTATTTCCTCAGGCGACTGAGGTTCTAACCAGACCAAATCCTGATCAGACAATTATTTTGCCTCCAAAAATAAATAAGACTGCAATAATGATTAGCTGAAATTTTCCTTAAAGGTATTTTGAATATTTAATAAAGTGTACATATTGGCATCCATATTATGAAAAAAATTCCGCCCTCCTATTATACTAGAAATTTCTTACAAGTATGAATATGAAAGATCCTAGTGCTATTGAGATAATCCATAAACTCATTAAAAATAAAACTAAAAATTTGGATATAGGTAATGAGCTTTTGATTCACTATTATACAAATGCAAAACCTGATGAACAAAAAATTATTGATACAATTATGGTTTGTATTTCTGGTTATTCGCTGGAGACAATTATCAACCACCCAGAGAACATAAAGAAGTTTGACTCCTAAAAATTTTATTGAATAAGATTAATTTTTGGTTTTTGTCTTCCAAGTATTACATAGTTCAGATCATCTGATGAAATAAATGGATCTTTATGAGAATCAATTAATCTTTTCATTTCTAGTGTTGCCTTTATCATTGGCTCTGAGCGTTCTATTTGTCCTATGATCTGATATGAATTTCTACAAATTGAATCAATTATTTTTTGTTGTGTCTTTGTGTATGGAGTATGCAATAAAATAATTCTAACACTTTTGTCTTTTAACAAATCTTTGATAATATTCAAGTGATAATAAAACTCAGGATTATCCATGTTTTTTTAGAAATTAATTTCTAATAAGATTGTCTTTAATCGTTGTCGAATCAGAAAAAAATTAGGCACTAAGACTTTATTGGGTTTCATTATAACCATGGCTCGTACAATATGTATGGGTTTCAGCCCCTGTATGACTCGAATATTGGATATGGGTTTCATGGATATGGTGTCTCGTTTGGTTTGCAAGGGTTTCAAATTACTGTTTGACTCGAATGTATGCCATAGATTTCATATTGATGATGTCTCGTATCCTCTATCGGGGTTTCAATTGTAGTTTGACTCGTATCATTAATCTGGGTTTCAGTAATGAGTTGACTCGTACCACTCAGGTGGGTTGCTTTCTTTTCCTGACTCGTAATCGTACTGTGGATTTCACACATTTCGTGACTCGTACTATCTATTTGGTTTTCAGTGTTATGATAACTCGTACTCACTTAATGGGTTTCAGAGATGTCTGACTCGATTTTCTTTAATGGGTTTCAGAGTTATGGTGTCTCGTTTTGATTATATGGTTTCCAACAGCTTGATTAACTCGTATGTATTATATGGGTTTCAAGTATTGTTAACTCGCAAACTTTCTTTGGGTTTCACTTAATAGTGGCTCGTACCTAAATGTTGGATTTCAAATGTATGTTGACTTCACCTCAGTCATCTGTAAATGCTTCAACTACACTATGATTTAACAATTGTTTTGCATAAGGTTCTGTAGCTTCTAATCCTTCCTGTCTTCTCCAGGTTTGCCAAAGATGTGCAAGAAATATCTTTACTACTTTACGCATTGCTCGATTATGCAAATGCCCATCATTGAAATATACTTTAGAGTTTTTTGTTATTCTTTTAGGATGCAATTTGTGCTCTTCTTTTTTTATTTTGTCATAGAGTTTCCTGTATTTTGATCTTGATGGTGATTGTTTTACAAAAGACATCCCTGCTTTCCATCCAAGAACTTTGAGTTTGTCATTCCAGTTTGATTGATATCCTGAAATTCTTTTTTGTACAATTGGATTTGTTTCATGTCCACATATAGGACAATTTTGATGAGGATGAAGCTTCTTGGCTTTTTTGCCAGTGCTATATTCTACTTCAAGAAATGTTGGTTTTTTGCATTCAGGACAATATCTATTCATTCCATAACCACAATATTGCCACAAGCTGCTAACATGACCAAATTTTTCAATATCATCAATGTATGCAATTAATCCTGCTGCAAGCATTGGTCCTATGCCTGTAATTTTTACTAGATATTGATTGTATAATGCGTGATTTTTTAGTTGTTTTCTGATTAGACTATCAATATCTTTCTCAAAGGATTGTGCATTCTCAAAGATTGTAGTGATTCCATAAATGGATAATTCATCTTTAGTTAGTGAATGATCACGCTCTGATGCACCTATCCTAAGCTGTGTTTGAATTCTTTGTGATTGAAAATCATAATACATATCGACTAGAGTTCGCAGTAAATACGGAGGAACTTTATCTGTATCCTTGAATGGAATTGGGACATCTTTCTTTTTTGAAACTTTCTTTACTGTCTTTTTCTTGACTGTCTTTTTCTTTACAGTCTTTTTCTTTACAGGTTTTTTCTTCATAGTTTTACTCTTGGTCTTTGACAATTCCTTTCTCCAAATTTAATCCAATCTTTGGTGATGCTCTATCTATAATAAAATGATAGATGCCTCGCATGGCATGATTATCTCTTTTCTCTGCTAAATCCTGAATCTTTTGTGATTTTGTCAAGATTGCTCCGAGTTTAATCATATCAGCTTCTTCAATGTTATTTTCATAATAAACCCTAAAGAAATTTCTCATTATTGTGTAATGATAAAATATGGAATCTGGATTTGTTGCAACCTGATAAAGAATTGGAATGAATTTTCTGATGGTTGCGATATCTCTTGTAGTAATGGACTGGATAAAATCATCAATTGCTAATGGCCTTACAGATCTAATTGATGTGGATTTTGCATAATGCAGACAGTTAATCACTGTTGCATATCGCAGCTTGCTTCCTTTGGTGTAATGATCACAATATTCTCTTAGTTCATCGAAGAATTTGTTGTTGCCATGATCAAGTGCTTTGAGATGATCAGATAGTGTTAATGGTTTTCCCAAGTTTAGTCTGCGATAAATTTCTCTTTTATCTCCGCCTATGTAAATAAACAAAATTAGATCATATGTTGCAAGATTCCAATAGTCTCTTGCATAACGAAGTCCTTCTATCCTATGTTGTCCATCAATTACAACATATTTCACAGAACCTTTGGACTCAACTAAACGTAAAACATTATCAGTAAATTTATTTTCCAAAATGGCATGTGAAATTTTATGAACTTTTTGTTTTGATACACGTCTTTCAAAATCGGCATATTGAAAAGTTTCCTCAATTTTTGATAGGTCAAAATCCTTGAGAACAACTATCTTAGCCTCGGGCGGCATGTAAACAGTTTTCTTCAACTTTGAATATCCATGATTTCATGTATTTATTATAACATTTTATGAGCATTGAACCCTGATTATTTTAAAGGGATTCTTAATTTCATTATCATAGAATCAGGCGTACCAATAGTTATTCTAGTTAATGCATTTGTGCCAAAATATTCCTCATAGCAATTAAAACAAACATTTTGAACGACATTATTGA